GGGTGATGTTGGCATGTTTATTAACTTTTGTCGTTTGGAGAAAGTTAGGGGAACCTCACCCATCAGAGAAGTATGTAATGGCTTTCGTCAGAGAGGTGCAAGAAGACCAAGAGGAACCACTGGTAATGACGAAGATTCGCCGATCTGTGTGTCAAGCAGCCTATGCTGAATTCGGCGCGATGACTCCATGTAAGTCTAACCGTAAAATTTTAGACAAGTTTATGAGAACATGGATGCTCAAGCATGGCTTGCGGCCCTCGCACATACTCACACATGTCCCTGTCTGTATCGAACTTTACTTTATAACGGATTTGCAAGCTCAAATCACAGCGAAAAAGGTTCGAGAAGCAGTCTGTTCCATTAGGACTAGGAACGGACTGTTTGACAGTGCCCAATGAGGGTGTCCTGCCCGCGTTTATGGTGTTGACACAGGAATAGTCCATTCTAATGTCAAAGGGGTGACCATTAAGAAATACGCGGGAAAGGATAGCCCCAAACGTCTTGTGCATATTGTATCCAGATTGGGAACTGGTTTGCGATTTAATGTGCACAATGATTCATTAGTAAACTTGGAGCGGGGGATTTTGGAGAGAGTTTTATTCTCTCCTCAATCCGATGGGTCACTCGGTCCCGTCCTCAAGCCCAGAAATCCAGATGTTTTCAAGCGCCTGTATGGTTTACAGAACAGGCTGATACGTGAAACTCCCTCGACCACCAGAATACCACTGGAGAAATATCCAGAACTGTATACTGGTCGCAAGAGGATTAACTATCAGCGTGCTGTCCAGGAACTAAGAGAGGTTCCTCTTGAAAGGGCAGATGCTCATTTGAAAACGTTTGTGAAGGCTGAGAAAATTAACTTCTCAGCCAAGCCTGATCCTGCTCCTCGTGTCATACAGCCACGTTCGTTTAGGTATATAGTGGAGATAGGTAGGTTTCTTAAGCCATTGGAGCATAAGATCTTCGAGGCCTTTGAGAGAGTTTACGGTTACCAGGTAATACTCAAAGGCATTAATGCTGAAGTCATGGCAACAGCAATGCGAGATTCGTGGGACAACTTCAATAACCCTGTAGCAATAGGACTAGATGCTTCGAGATTTGATCAGCATGTGAGCAGGTCAGCTCTCGAGTTTGAGCACCGTTACTACAATTCGGTGTTGAAAGATCCCGAACTCAAAGAATGGTTGACATGGCAGATCAGCAATGTTGGACTAGGTTGTGCTAAAGATGGACACATGCGGTATAAAGTGGATGGGTGTCGCATGTCGGGCGATTACAACACTAGTTTGGGTAATTGCATCATTATGGCATCCATTGTACTGGGTTATTTTGAGCAGAAAGGGTTAAAAGCACGGCTCCATAATAATGGAGACGATTGCATGGTTATCCTTGATGCCAAAGACCTTAGAGCTATGGATGACATTGACGAGTGGTTTCGTGAGTTCGGATTTAAGTTGACTCAGGAAAAACCCGTCTACTGCTTTGAAGAGATCCAATTTTGTCAGACACAACCGGTATTGTTGAGTACTGGGTGGAGAATGATCCGTGACCCTAGGGTTTCGATGTCAAAAGACAGAATATCTATTCATAAGTGGGATGATGAAAACAACTTTAACGAGTGGAGAAATGCCATAGCAACATGCGGATTACACCTATGCACAGGTGTCCCTATACTGGAGGCGTGGTATAGAAAGTTGTGGGTTCCCCACCAAGGTACACGTTATAAAGACATTGTTAGACAGGAAGGATTAGGTAGGTTGAGTTTGAATATAACAAGTGAGGCTGTTATTACAGAGACCACTCGTTATTCATTCTACTTAGCCTTCGGAATACTCCCGGATCAACAAAGAGCTTTTGAAGACGATGTGCCTGAGGTTGGTTGGATGCATCCGGAGCCCCCTACAAATCTAGATCATTTTCCTTCAGATTTTGCAGACCTGAAAGTTTTCCATGAACAGATCCAACAAAAAGAAGAGCTTAACTCCTACACTTGGAGGAACCCCCACCAAACCAAAAGCTAAGTTTGGTGGCAGGGGAAATAGAGGGAACTTCAGAATACAAGCATCAGTCCCTACCAGCCTGATTAACACAGGCACTGGTCAAGGTGTGTCAGCATTCTACATGAACCCAGGATTCTTTGTAACTTACATTCGAAACATTGCTGAGTCATATCAGTTATTCCGAGTGATCAAATTTACAATGGAGTACGTGCCTATTGTTGGAGCCACAACAGCAGGAGCAGTTCGCCTAGCATACTTTGATAACCCTGAGACTATTTACAAGACTGACGCGGGTGTTTACTCCACAGCTGACTTGCAGAATTTGGTGTTTTCGTCAACAACCAGTCCAGCAACCAGCTCTTGGAATTCCCGAAATTTCCCGTGCCCCACTAATAGGCTAGTCCGACGCAAGTGGTACTCAATTGATTCGACAGCCATGGCTAATGCTGAGGTGGCAGATCGAGTCATGCCAGCATTGGCCATTACCACTTACGAGGGACCGGCCACTACCAATCTTGGCTATTTCATGATCCACTTTATATTTGAACTTAAGGACTTGGCGGCAGCAACCACCACACCCCTTCTGCTATTGAAAACTCCCGATGAGTATTTTCAAGGTCCGGATGGACAATGGTGGAAGAGGGTCACAGGTGGAGTAACCACCACAGATCCACCTACTAAAACCGACACTCTCTCAGATGAGTGATTGCCTAGCGTTGGCCCAGGAGAGGAACCCACACCTCTATATTAAATGGGAAAAACCACCACATACTGGCGAGTTTCTTAGTGCTGCAACACTGACTTGTATTACTAGTACAGGAGAAACCGTGTGGTTGAGCAACCTGTATATATGAATATAAATATATAATAATTCTGGGTCAACGTCATCATCACTCATCTGGCTATACACTCTTCACAGCATTTGGCATGTTGTGCGGGGGCTGGTGTATAGTCACCCCGGG